CCCCTTGTCCGCTTACCAGATTGTTTACCGCAATCGCTCTTGCGTTAAACTGATCGGGTTTAGCCTGCGCCAACGTCTGGTCTGTGCCGTCCGGTTGGAATACCGGATCAAATCCAAAGCCCTCACCTTGTGGGGAGACAATCGTGCCCGGGACCTCGCCCGTATAGACTTCAACTTGTCCCGATTCAGGATTAAACAGCCCTATCTTTGTCCGGAATACAGCTCTCTTCCCTTCAAAATCCTGAAGGTTGTTCAGCATCCATTTAACGTTGGCCCCAACGTCTTCCCCCTCCACATCCAAGCTCGTGTCTTCAACGATTGTGTTGGGTAGTTGGGTTGCTTTGTAAGCAATAACCGTATCGGGATCTGCGTCCGGTTCGGGCAGCGAGAAATCCGCATCGTCGTCCGCATCCAGATCCGCTGGGGTGTCGGTCGGGTCGTACAATTCGTAGCCCTCAGAAATCGAAAGCAAGCGGCCCATGTGCTGCTTGTTGTTGACCTCGCAAATATGCGGGGCGTTCGGCGCAGCGGTTTCCGGCTTGAAATGATAGGTGGTGCCGTCGAGCGTGACTTTGGTGCCTTCGGGACGCACCAGCTTGCATTTGATTTTCATTGGGTTGATCCATCACAAGGGTTGGGCGGTGTGCCCCCGGATGGCTTGGCTACCGGGGGCAAGAGGCGGTCACGCGTAGTAGCGCACAACCATTTTCAGCTTCGCGGTGCTGCTGGCGGCGACGTTGGCCGACAGTTCGACGCCAATGCCCCGGTTGTGCTCGGAGCGTGCGAGCGCCACACCGGCGGTCACAGGGACGCTGGCAACGGCGTTTTGCACCGCAGTTGCGCCAAGCAGTTCGACATCTGCCACGCGGGTATCGTCTTCATTGCCCAGCGTGCCGGTCAGCGTCGAGATTGTCGCGTTGTTTGCGCCGCCCAGGTCTTCGCCAATCAGATCAATCGTGTCGATTTTGGCGCGCGCGGGCAGTGCGGCGAGTTCAAGGATGTCGGAGGCAGCGGTGAAGGCTGTGGTGAACGTGTGTTCAAACACAGCCGTATGAAGCGCGCCAGCGGTGTACGGGATTACCCCAGCGCCGTTGACGACTGATTTGGAAATGACAAGGGCCATGGTTTTTCCTTCGAGTGGATGGGTGGCGGTGATCCTCCCCTGACGGTCAGGGTGTCAGGGGAGGTCTGGGTTACGACAGATCGGTGAAGGCGGTATCGACAGCCATCACGCCAAAATCGCGGTTGTTGAAGCGCGATTTGGACATGCCAATGATCTGGCCCGCGACGACAATCGGTTCGTTGCCACGGTCGGCGGTTTCTTCGCGCCACATGAAGCGGCCTTTGCTGCCGCGCTGCTTGTAGCCATATGCGCAGACGCCCGCCTGACGGCCCATCAGCAAGGCACGCGACGCCTCGACATCCGCACCGGCACCGTAATCGTTGAACCGAATGGCGCTTTCGTGCGAGTGCAGAACGCAGTTGCCCAGCATGCCCAGGCCACCTTTGAAGATCGGGTTGTCCTTGCCTTCCGCGCCTGCAGCCGATTTCTGGATTTCCAGCCAACCGGATGCGCCGGACTCGGTGCGCAGGTCATGTTCCTGGTAGGCCGACATCAGAAACACAAAGCGTTGTGCGTTGCCGGTGCGGACAGGGACCATGTTTGCCGCGTTTTTGTCCCGGGCGCGCAGCATGCGGGCTTTGGTCAGGGTCTTTTCGATCAAATTCCGCGTCATGGTGTCAGCTGCGGTCAGCGTGGCTTTGCTTGTGGCGCTGCCGCCGAAGATCAAGTGCTGCGCGTCGGGCGCGCGCAGCGGGTTGCCCGCGTGACCGGCATAGTCGGTGTCTTCAATGAAATCCTCGTTCATGCCGCGCGCGCCGCTGAGATACATGAACATCAGTTCATCGGTCCATTGTGTCCAGTATTCGGACATCCGGTTGCGCGCGACGGTGCGCAGATTGTGGACGGTGCGCTTTTGGGTCATGCGGCCACCGGCGCTGACTTCGTGGCGGCACTGGTCGATGATGATTTCGTCTGAGAAGAATTTGAGGTCTTCGCCATTGCCCTCAAGACGCTGATCGCCGGTGGTCGGCTTCTTTTTCAGCGTCACGGAAAGGTCGAAACTGACGCGATCGCCCGCTTCGGATTCGAGTTCTTTCTTTTCTTCGACCACGTTGTTTTCGCCTTTTCCGACGAAACGCGTGCCAAAGTAGGCCATCTTGAGGTGTTCAACCGCCAGCGATGCAGCAAAGCGATTGACGGCGGATGGGTGTCCCCAGGGGATGTTGGTAGCAACCATGATGCAGATTCCATGAACGTGTTGGGTTCATGGGCTGCATCCTGCGCCCAATGGTTCTTTTCGTAGCACAGAGCAACAAAAGATGCAAAGCCCTATCACAGAGGCTGTGCGTTGGCCCAAACCACGATATCGGCGTCTTCGTTGCTGCTGGCCACCAGTTCACGCTCAGCCGGGGCTGCGGGCGCGTCTGGCGCATGGTTGCGCCATGCTTCGTCTATCTCGCTCTGTGTCAGCACATGGATATCGGGCGCGGCCTGCTCAAATGCGGTGCGCAGAACGGATATGTCCACCTCGTCTGGTGCGAGGACGTATATCTTGCTGTTGGTGTGGCCCACCTTGCGCAATTGGAGGATCACGGTATGTGCGCCGCAGGTAAAGGTCATGACCTCCCCGCCGCGCACAGTCCGCGTGAGTTGCCGGTGTCGTTTTGGCTCGCTCACAATCAGCCTCCCTGCAAATACGCGTCCTGCTGTTCAGATGTCAGGCGCGCGAATTGTATTTCAAACGAAACCGGGTCGCGTTCAGCAAGCCGATTTAGGGCGGCAAAGGGGGTGTCGTTGGCTGGGTCGATGGCTTCGTTGGCCGATACCTTCGCCAATGTGGGCGGCGCGTCACCAAGAGTCTGTTCCTTCTTTGCAGGCGCAGTCTTTGCCTCCGGGGCCTTGGCCGGGGCCTGCATGCTTGGCACGGTAACGCCCAAAATTTCCGCCTGGGCCTCAAGCGATTTGTGGGCCAGCGCGAGAACCTGCGCGTTGGTCAGATGATCATACGCCGGGTTGGATGTGATTGTGCGCACAGCGGTGTCGTAGTGTTGCAGCACGTCGCCTTTGTCCAAACCGTGCGCCTGCACGTATTCCTTGGCGTCGTTGCTCCACTGGTCAGCCACCTGCTTTTCAAACGCGCGCACGGTTTCGATCTGGCTTTCGGCCTTGGCGATGTCGCGGGCCAGCGCCCGGTTTTGCTCTTTGTATTCCTCTTCGCTCAGATCGCCATCGTTGTATTTGTCCAGCAAGGCGTCCATCGCAGCGTTGCCGTCTTCGATGGTCTTGTTGACTGCGGCCAGATCTACATCCGGCGGGGTGAGGGTGGCCGGGGCCTCGGCTTCGGGTGCAGCGTCGTCCACCTCTGGCGCGGCATCCACTTCGGCTTCGGTGTCGGCTTCTGCTTCGGGTTCGGGAACCGGCTGCTCGGCGTTTTCTTCTTCCAGCACGGCGGCGTCCTGTTCGGCCTGCTCTTTTTCGAGCATGGCCAAGCGGGTTGCGTCGTTGTTGGCCACGCCGGGGCTGACGGCATAATCCGGCTCGGCGTATGGTGCGCTTTCGTCGGTGCCATCTTCCATGCTGTCTTCCAGCGCGGCCTTTTCATCGTCGGTCAATCCGGCCATCAGCACCGCTTTGTCAGCGTCGGTTGCGGCCATTGCATCAAGGAATTTCATGCGGTCAGTCCTTTTTTGGTCAGAGGGTCATGCGCTGAGTGCGCGCGGATGCTTGGACGGCTGCGAAAAACACAGTCCGGTAAAGCTGTTGATCGGGGGGGAGGGCGGCGAAAGGCACCAGAAACGGCGATGTCTGCTCTTCGGCGCTGTAGTGATCTGCCAGCGTCCAGCCTTCGTCCTTCTGCTTCTGGACAAACGCGGCGTGGATGTCTTCGCGCGTCGGCGCTTCGCTGGACAGGATCTGTGCGGCAAGGGGCATGGCTTCGGCAACAAAGTCCGGCTGCACCACCGGCGCGGCTTCGTCGCCATGCAGGCGCATCTGCAGTGTGTGGATCGCGGCAATGACGCCCGCCATTGTTGCGCGCATCAAGATGGCTGACGGATTGTCCTGCGCAGGTTTGGCCTCGCCAAGATACGCCAAACGCTTCTGCAGCGCGTCGTCCAGATGGTTGATCTGCGTGCGCAGGCTGTTTTCCACCTGCCATCCGTCCCGCCCGCTGGCGGTCACTGTGTTGCCATCGAGCAAAATAGCGACACCCGCCGCGCCGGAATCGGTCGGGAAAATCGTCTGTGTCTGGATCATTGGGTGATCCACATCAGCGTCGGCGGGCGGGTGCAGCTTGGCCGCATATGGCTTCGGGATCATTGTTTGAAACCCATCGTCTTCTATGTCGGTTTGGTCACGCATTGATTGGCTCCTGTTGGATCATGGGAGTGGGGGCGGGGCCTGCCGCCATCTGTGGCTTGGGCAGGTCTGGGGTTGCGCGCATGGCGTTTGCCACCTGCGCTGTGTCTGTGCGGTCCTGATACCCGGCTCCATCAAGGATATCGTCGGCAATCGCGCCCAGCGCCGGGTTGCCAAGCAATTGCGTTGCGGCCGCGATGGCCTTGGCCTGCGCCTCGACGCTTGCGCCTTCCGTCTGAGCAAGGATGCGCCGCAGTTCGGACATGATGCGCTCGACGTCTGCGTTTGCCTTCCGTGCCTGGGCCTCTTTGACAGCGATTTCTGCGTTCTTTCCGCGCATTTCGATTTCCGCCATGGCCTGCTGCATGGCCTGCTGCTCTTGCTGTGCTTGCTGGCGCTGCAGGGTTTCGGGCGACGGGTTTTCCGGGTCTTCGTCGGGGTCCGAGGTGCCGGTGATGCTGCGGATACGCTTTACGATTTCCTCGCGGTTCGGCACGTCCATCGAGTCCACCAACAGATCCAATACCTGCATGGCCAGTTGCGGCGCGGCGGTGGCCAGTTGCTGGACCACATCCATCAGGGCAGTCACTTGGGCTTGGCGAACGGTGGCGTGGAAGGCGTCTTCGGAAATGACAAAGTCTGCTTTGCTGCTGACGATATCATTGCCTTCATTGCCATCGTTGATGTCGATGTACTCAGGCGTCCCGCGCTGATTGGTGATCCTGAATTGCCGCGCTTGACTCATAAACTGTTCGATCAAGGACAGTTGCTTGGAACCGGATATCTGGCGGGCATAGCGCAGGTTGTCGAAAATAGGGGTGGTGGCCAAGCTGCCTTGGTCTTGGCGTGCGATGATGGCTTTGCCGCTGTTCGCGTTGGTGGTGCGGCCCATGGACTCATCGGTCACGCCGGTGGTGGCCTGCACCAGTGCGATTGAGCGTGACATCATATCGAGGTGCGATGTTTCCAGCCCGCGATCTGCATCGAGGACCAGTTCTTTGCCCGGTTTTTTGACAATGATGGCGTCGGGCCGGGATACTTCGCGCTCAAACTTGCCCAGATCGGCCACCGCGCCTTCATCCATCACTACCTTGTTGCTGTTGAGGATGTGCAGGGCTTTGGCGGCGCGTCGGTTTACGTCGATCTGTGGGTCGCGCATTTGGCTGACCAGCCCGTAGGGCATCAGATCCCGGTGGCGGCGGTAGCAAAAGATCGGTGTGAACGGAAACTGGTTGTGGCGGTAGGGGCTTTTGCTGTGAAACAGAACGCCGGTTTCGGTCATGATGGTGACGAACATGCGCATCTTGGTTTTGCGCACGACTGTGGCGCGGCCCAGGATCACTTCTTGAACGTGGCCGTTGCTTTTGGAGTCGTAAAGTTCGCCGGTGAATTGCCCGCCGCGGATATACTGATCCACGGACGGCGCTCTGTACCATGCCTCGATCAAACGCACGCGCTCGCGCCCGATGCTGTGGTTGTGCGATACGCCTGTGCCTGCTGAGCTGGCATGTTCTTCAAGGCTGTCCATGGCGTCGTCGCCGGATTGATCGACCACGGCCCCGCCGATGTTGCCCCCCCGCGCTAGATTGTCAGCGGCAATTTCGACTTCGGCGCGGCGTTCGGGGAACATGGCCATTGCCAGATCGGTATCTACCCATTTTGTGCGGAACATGTAGCGGGCGTCAGACAGATCGAGTTCGTTGGCCGCGCTGTCTGCGACCATGTTGCGCCACGACTCGTAACGACGATAGATCGGCTCGCCATCATCCTCGGGCTGCACTGCATCTTCCAGCCAGCCGACGCCACCAATGACCGCTTCGGCAAAGGCGCGGGACTCGGCGTAGTGGCTGAGATTGACGTCAGCGATGTACTTGGTCAGCGCGGTTTTCTTTTCCGCTGCGGCTGCGGCATCTTTCTGCCGGGGCAGGATCTTGTAGTCGCTGCGCGCGCGGCGTTGTGAGCCAAGCATCCAGTTGACGGTGTTGGCGATCACGTTGAACGTCAGCGGTGTCTGGCCGCGCTCAAGCATGGCCATCAGGTCAGCATCTGAGTGCTGGATGCCATCGTAGAAATCAAAGTCCATCGCCATGCGCGCGCGCTGCTCGGCTTGCACCTCCAATTCGCGGTGATAGTGGCCCAGCAAGGTGCTGTGGCGCTTCATCATCACTTGGCTGTCCAGCTTGTCGGGCGTTGTGGCCTGCTGGGTGTTCGTGGGGCTGTCGCTCATGCGCTCCCACGGGTCATCGCGGGTGACTTTGCCAAACGACGCCTTTTGCTGCGCTGTCGCGTCATACGGTGCGGGTTGGTATGGGTCTGTCTGACCCTGCTCAAACAGTCCGTCTCTATCCATTGCCCTGTATCTCCGCTTCGATGGTTTTGCCTGTTTCGATGTCGGTGGCCACTGCTTCGGCTACAATCTCCGAGGTGTCGCGGATCGGGCGCGGCGGCATGGTCAGGAGGTCGTATAGGCAGTTCTGAATGATGTCGTAGATCCGCATCGCCATCCGGCTGTCGCCTGGGGCACCGCCCAGCGCGACTGTGAATGCGGCGGTGGTGTCGGCCACGCGTCGAGGATCACCGATTTGTTCGTCAAACCGCCACGCATCATCAATGGGTACAGCGCACGGCTGGACCCGGTTGACGGTGGATCTGCGAAAGGTCGGTATCAGGACAAGCACCGGGCGATGATTGTGCAGGGACCATGTGAACACTGCTGTGATCGGACCAAAGGTCAAAGTCTTGTGCTGCAGTGTCAGGTCGAGCATCGGCCCGGTTTGTTCGGGGGGTTTCGTCATCGTCCTGCCCTTGCTTTCGCCAGTGTGTCGTAAGGATCGGGTGCGCCTACCAGCGAGGCGTCGTAGCCTTGCGCCATTTGGCGCAGCGCATCAGCCGCTTCACTGTGCCCGGTGTCTTTTTCGGGGCTTTCTATGAACGCACCCACGCGGCTGGACCAGCGCTTGCGGTAGGACTCCAAGTGCGCGATGCCTTCTTTGCAGCCTTCTTCATCGAAGTGATAAAGGTGAAACTGCTGGCGTGTCATTGCGATGCCTTGGATCAACTCTGTCACGCGCGGCACGGTCTGGAATGTCCACTCCGGTGCGAGTTGTTCCAATTCCAGCTTGGGCGTGGACAGACCGCTTTGCATCTGGCGCAGGTTTTCCGCGTCGTGCGGCAGGAAATGCGTGCCAAACAGCCATCCGGTGTCTTTCAGCGCTTTGATGTAGAAATCATACCCTTCGCCCCATCCTTCGATGAACAGGGGAAAGTAGTGGTTGATGCCCACCTGCTGCATGCACCAGATCGCGGTGCCATCTGTGGCCCCGATGTCCCAGAACGTGTGAACCGGCACGTGTTTGACATGCGGATACTTGCCAATCCGGCCATGGCCGCGGGCGGCCGACATCTGCTTTCCAAAGTATGTGCCTTCCAGCGAGGCCTGCCAGCATTCCTTGGGCATCGAAGGATATTCGCGCCACATCTTTTCCGGGTCGCCGGAAAATTCGTTGTCGCGCGTGCCGATGTACCATTTGCGCTGGCCCAGGCTGAGCGACACGTTCATTTCGCGCTCAACTTCATCGAAGTATTTGTGATCCAGCGCTGAAACGATTGTCGGATCGTCTTCGGGCACGCAGTATTCTTTTGCGTCGTGCCACGGGTAGAAGTGAAACCGAAACTCTTTGGGCGAAAGCGGGCGCTTGATTTTGGCGCGGCGCTCGGCCCGGTTGGTCATGTTGAAAAACTCGCCCGAGGCACCTTCTGACGTGGATTCGACCACGGCGATGCCGTTGAGCGGAACGGCGGGCAAAGTGCCCGTGACAATTTCGACGGCTTTTTGAGGAAACTTGGCACCGATTTTGCCCATTTCCGAGATATGGACGCGGTGATAGGTGCCGCCGCGCAGCGATGTGGCCACGCGGATCATGCTGTTGTTGTGGCCAAACAGGATCTGGCTCGTCGTCTGCTTTTTGACCGGAAAGGCCGCGCGCAGATAGTCGGGCAGATTGTCATAGGCGAACACAATCTTGTCTCGAAAAATCTCCTCGGCCACCTCAAGGCTCTGGGCGATGATCCCGCACCGCTGGTTTGGCACGAACAGCGCGTGGTCGAACCAAAGTATCGCTGTGAGCGTCGAGAACCCAAGCTGGCGCGCTTTGAGGATCGTGTTGCGATAGTGCAGCCGCCGGATAAATTTGTCTTGGTGTTCGTTGGGCCGGAAGGGGACAACAGAGTTCGTATCAAACTCGTCGTCTTTGGTCATGATTTTGTAGAGAAAGCCGGAATAGACACGCCAGTGCCAATCCTGACAGGCATAGGTCAATTCCTCGACGTTGCGCGGCTCAAAATCCAGCGGCACAGAAGGTATGGCGTCCATCTTGCTCACGGCTCTATCTCGTCGGCGTCAACTGTGTCGGGATCGTCGTCCGCGTCTGGGGTATCCGGCACCACCGGAACCGGCCTTGCTGCCTGCATGATGGCACCGGCAAGCTGTGACAGAGAGTTGTCGTCCTCTTGGTCAAACAGCCCCAAGTGACGCGCCAAGAAATCCATCGCCTTGGTGCGGTCGGCAAACTTGACCTCGACCCCGTGCTGCGTGGTCTTGATGCCGTCGATCATTGCCGCCTGTTCTTCATTGAGGCTTTCAACATCGGGCAGATCAACAATCGTCACGCCCCGCCCTGCGCAGTTCGGGCAATCTGGGCTTGGCTTTTTGGTTGGCGAGAACCCAAAGCCACCGATAGGCAATGGAATGTCCGGGTGCAGCGTCCGAGACCCTTTGCGTGCCGCTGTGCGCGTTTTGGAGCGCTTGACGGCCTCTTTCTCGCCTGGGTGCATGGCCCAGACCGCTTTATTCAGCGCCGCCTCGTATTCGTTTTCGTTGCGCCATTGGTATTCGTGGTCTTTTCCAAAGCAATGCCGGCACGCTTCCTTTTTCACGGTGACGATATCGGCAGGCGTCGTATTGATGATCGACCACCAGCGATCCACCAGACCTTTTGCTTTATCGAAGCCGATTTGTGTCAGACGGTCTTGGCCAGCTTGGATTGCAGCCTTCACGTTATCGCGTCTTATCAATCTGCTGGCTTGGACGTGGATGCCGGGGCCGTCCGCACATCCGGCCCGCCGCGCGGCTTGGCTTGCGTTTCGGTGTTCGAGATATGCCGTGACAAATATTTTTTCGCGCTCGGCCAAGCCAAACGCGTCGAGCCATCCTAGATCCAGATCGGCTGCATGACCTGCGGGTGGGCTGCTTGGTTGCAATTGTTGCTCACACGATTTGTTTGAAGCGGCGTTTTGCGAATTATCGCACGGTTTTTCATTCTGAAACAGCACATTTCTGTGGGCTTTATGCCACGCTTGGCAAGAGTTGCAAATGTTTCTCTTTGCTACACGTCATGCGACATGGTATGCAAGGTCATACAACGGGAGTGGGCCAATGAATGACCAGCACACAGACTATCTTGTAACCTCCAATCGCGCGCCGCTGTACTTTGGCACGGATCGCGCCCTTGCGCGGCAGGTCGCACGTGAGCAGCGTCTTCGCGGCCATCCTGTCCGCGTTGAACGCATTGCGCGGCGTGACACCGGCGCGGCGGTTGGGATCTCTGATTGCACGGTTGCGCTGCTTGGCGCTTTGATTGCGCACAGTGCTTTGGAAGCCACGGACGACATGGATGTGGCGTCATGAACAAAATTGATCATCACTTTCGCACCGGGCGATATGCCCGGTTGTGGAGCGGCGGTTTGCAGGCGCGCGGCCATCGTGCGCGCTCCTCCTCCCTGCGCGCGCTGATCGCGCGCCTGTGGACCGCTTGACGGCCGCTGTGAAGCACACTCACGGAGCGGAGCGGCAAGCGGACCCCTACGGTTGCTGCAGGAAAGGGGAGTGCTTCGGCGCTCCCCTTTTTGATTTTTGACAAGAGCGAGGATGCTATGAGTCTTGGTGTTGATTGGCGCGGCCTAACCCTCGAAGAACAGGCGCGGCAAAACGAAATGTTGGCGTTGGACGGTTGGCGCTGGGCGTGGCGCGGGCCAGGGGGAAAACTCTTGGCCGTGACAAAGGATGCGGGGGAGGTGGAGCGCTGGAATGCTGACGGCGGGGGCCATGTGGTCAATCTGGTCGGATCGGATGCGTGCTGCACCGCGCGCGGCTAAGCCGGTCACGTTGGCGTTCTACAAGGGCCGCGCCAGCGACCCTTGGCATCGCGCGCAGGACGCGGCCATTCGATTGGCCACGCGCGGCACGTACAGTCATGTCGAGTTGATTCCCGGTTCAATCACGCTGGGCGACACGGCCACGTGCCTGTCCGCATCGGGCCGGGATGGCGGGGTGCGATCAAAGCGCATTCTGCTCAAGCCAACAAGCTGGGATCTGGTGCCGCTGGACATTGCGCACAAACCAGCGGCGCAATTCATTTTGGCCCGAATTGGCGCGCGATATGACTACAAGGGAATCCTGCTGTCGCAGCTTGTGGCGCTTGGTCGGCACAGCGAAACTCGGTGGTTTTGCTCGGAAATCGTCGCTGCTGCGCTGGGCATCAAAAACCCACACCGCGTATCGCCTCAGATGCTGTTCGACATAGTCTTGTGGCATCGCGGTATGCGGTGAGGGTGGCAGGACAAAGGGTGTCCTTTATCGTGTGATTTTGCGGGCGGGCTGCAAGATGTATGTGTGCAGCTCAATGTCATAGCCTTGCGCCATCTTTTCCAGCGCCTGCTCTGCGGTCAGATCAACGCCAATAGTCATTTGGTTTCCTTTGTGGTCCCGCAGGATCTGGATGCGCGGTGCCATGGGCGGCAATTCATCGTCAGGCGGCATTGCGTCGGTCCTTTTTAGCATTAGGGGTGTCGAGGTCAGGCCCGACACGGTTCTCCATTGTGCATGAACCATCCGGCAATCCCGGATGGTTGGGAAGTGTTCGGCAAACCCTAATAGTTCGTCCTTTACGATGATGCTTCGGCTTCTGCCGAAATGTATTCGTGATTGCGTGTTTCGGTGAACATGAAAGGCATGAAAATCAGCTTACGCTCAGACTGCCACTTTTCGATGGCCGCGCGCACAGCAACCTGCAACGCCTCACGGTCTTCCGGCGTCACGTCAAATAGCACGTCACCGTTCTCGCCGACGTAATCATCCCAAGCATGTTCGTCACATTCCTCAAGCCATCCGTGCGCATCGAAGAAGGGCGCAAGAGGCACCGGGGCCTTGTATGCCTCGCATATGTGCGCGCCTTCGTATTCCTCACGGGCGATCCGCGTCCTTTTCGTTACGCCCGCACGGTGCGGGCAATTTCAATCAGCAGATCCCGAAACTCGGTCGGGGTGTGTATCCTGGCGGGGCTGTCTTTGCCGCCACCTTTGAAGGCCATGACGCCAGCGCGCTTGCAGTATTCCAACCCGTGCTTTGCGACAGCTTCCGGCGGAAAATCCTTTTCGGTCGGTGGCGGCGATACGCCCCAACGCAATTCCGGCAATCGGCCCTGCAGCCCGTAGCACAAAAGCCAAGTTGGTTTAGGGCAATAGTGGCCATACCGGCCCTGTTCAACGCGGCACGTCCAGCCGCCGATATTGGTAGCCTGCACCCATCCACCATTGCGGGGCGGTTTGGCGATCCCGAATTGCGCCCACGCGTGCGACCCTTCCGGGTGTTCCAGCACGCCACCAAACCTGCGCACATCAAACAGCGCAGACTTGAAACACCCGCCATCGTCGCCCTTGCGCTCAACCTTGCCCGCTTTGATGTTGCCCGGCTGGCCTTTCCACATGCGGCCCCAGCGCTGACAGGGCGGATGCGCAACGACGGGATGCGGGCCGGGATACATGCGAGCGTCCCGATCCTGATCCCATGGATCAACACCCGGCAGGCCGTAGTATGGGCCATCTGTGGCGACGTATAGCGCGGCAACAATCTGCACTGTGACGGTCCTCTACATTACGCCCGCGCGGTGCGGGCAATTTCGTTACATCGAACAGACGCGGCACGCGCCTGTCTTTCGCCGCTCACCGCGAAACATGTCAATCTGTTGAACCGTGCGAGGCGGCACGCGGCCTTTTTCAAACTCGGCGCGCAGATCCGATAGGCCCGCTGGCCAAGTGTCGCGGCTGGCGTTTCGCAGCGTGCATGGCTTTCCATGCAATTCGCTGATTTCAGCCTCCAAATCGACACCCTCTTGATAAAGGTCAGGGTGCAAATTCCAAAGACGCCACCACTCGCCAAGCGTCTGGTGATAGCAGATCGCGCAATCCGTGCGGGCCGGTATGTCAACGCCGCGCGCATCAAGGTATTCCCAGACACCCGCAAGATCAAAGCCCGCTTCCCGCAGTGGAAACCGCAAGGTAACGCCATTCCCCTCTGGAAAAATCATGCCTTGCCGTTCTTCTTCGTCAGCCCGCAGTCCAACGTATGACACGCAAGGTGCCTGCTCCGCCAGCCACCTATAATACGGCTCCAGCTTGAGTTTGCGCGTACACCACCGGGCGCGATTGTTTGGCAGCATGCGTTCCTTGCGGGTTTGCTGCACTAGGCCAGACCCCATGGAAACAGGCAAGATCGGGGCTTTTAGCAGGTCTTTCAGGCGGCGAATGTGGTCCAGCATTTCCGGCAGTTCGTTGCCGGTAGGCGTCCACACATACTGGTAATTGCGCGGCTCGTTTTCTTGGAGCCACAGCGCAAGGCATGTGCTATCTTTTCCGCCTGACAACGCGACTACATGCTGCACAGGATCAATCCCACCACAACGCCAAGGCCGAAAACAAGCACGGCAATAAAGCAGGCGAGAAAAACCCCTTCGCCGTTTGTCGGTTTTCCGCCAAAGGTGTCCATTGTCTCGGTCCTTTTGGTTACTCTGTGTCGGCGTCTGCCGAAATGTATTCGTGATTGCGTGCTTCGGTGAACATGAACGGCATGAATATCAGCTTGCACTCAGACTGCCACTTTTCGATGGCCGCGCGCACAGCAACCTGCAACGCCTCACGGTCTTCGGGCGTCACGTCGAATAGCACGTCACCGTTCTCGCCGACGTAATCATCCCAAGCCTGTTCGTCACATTGCTCAAGCCATCCGTGCGCATCGAAGAAGGACGCAAGCGACACGGGGG